CGCCTAGTCGGTGATGGGAATTGCTTTCGCATGGGATGGCTCAAAGATGACGTCTTTGATAGCCCTGCCGCCAAGGATGTGCTCGGGTAACCGAGTCATGACCTCGACGGGCTCAAAGAAAGGCTTGTTGTGAACATAAACAAGTCCTTCTTTATCTGCCCAGTTCAATACCATGGCTTCTTCGTACTTCTCGACAACGTTGTATCCAATCTTAGTAACCAGATTGTCAACACGTTTTGAGAGCACGTAGTGGGATTGAAACTTGGCGGACGACGAGCTCCACTCGCAGATGTCCTTAAGCGCATAAAGCCGCTCGGCGTAGGCTTGTAACCACCTCTTATTCACCAGACCGGTAACTCTCACGCTTTCTTTCTGCTTGCGGACAGGATCTAATGTCAACCTGTATCGCCCTCCCGACGCAACGAGCTTGGCTGCTCCGACGTCTCCGATAACCTCTAGCTCATCCAGGGCCTCAGTGTAGTTCTTCCCCAGGGCAAGTCTCGCGTACTCATAACGACGAGCCCATTCAAGATCAGGGGAAGGATCATCACCAAGTCCACCTATACAGCGCGGAACGTCCGCTATGACAACATTGGATAGCCCAAGCCTCTTTACATCTATGATCGGAGATGATAAGAGCTCGAGCCATGTGTCTTGCGGAATTTTCGGCCGCTCAGATAGGTTGAGCAAGAGAGACGGACTCACGAATGGCACCATCGTGTACGCTTCGGCATCCGGGTCCCACCCGTAAAGTTGGCTATTTGCTGTAAAGTACTCCTTATTGACCGGAGACTTTGCGGGTTCGGGTACACCTCCAGTGCACTCGACAGCATTTAACCACCTCACGATGTGAGATTCGGGACCGTGCGTCACGAAGTCATCGCCATTGACGCCAAAGCGATCGTAATTCCTTACTGCGAGGTAAAGGTCCTCATCTCTCAGTCCTAAGAGATAGTCGGTCATACCTTGTGTCTCAAAACCAATTACAGAAGAGACACAGCACAGAATTGGGAACGATAGATCACTGCCAAGATTTTGGCCTCTCGTTTGCGTCCACACCCTCCCTAAATCCACCTCTCCCTCCGAGTCCCTGACCACAAACTGAGAGTGTGTCAGGCCAGACAGTATTTCACATTCCTCTTCGAAGGACATTTCGAGGTCTCTACATAAGACCCGGACGACCGCGTCGGCAAACTCACCAGAAAACAGTGTA